GAATGTATTTGAGAATGACATTATATTTAATGATTATTGAGTTATAGTTATCGGCGTGAAGCCATTTGTAGTTTTCTAAGTTCAGCGAAATCACGAGCGTTACCCGATTTCTGGAATTGACTTTGCAAATCCTGGAGTGCCTTAGCAGTTCTTGACTTTGACTTGTCCGATTTAGCGGAGCCAGTTGGCCCAGTTTTAGGAGGATTCATAGTCATTCCTGATTTGCCCTTAGGCACCGCCTTGCGGCCATACATACTGTTAGTAGCATGGGCAAAGAAGTAATCAAGTTGACCAGATATTTCAGGTGCCTCCCTCTTAACAATTTCCTTTAGGTTCTTAAACCTAGGATCAGATATGGTGGATTCGTATTGTCTCCTGGTATCATTGTCATCGCCCTCAAGCCAAGATAGCTCACTCCTTGCCCGTTCAACAAATGCGGATTCAAGTTCGGTCCCTTGAATTTGGGCCTCTACTTTTCGCAATTGATCAGGTAAGAATGTTTTATGTGCCTTCCTGGCCTGGAGTAGTGATCGTCTAACATCGGCCTTGGTTAACTCGCTTCCATGTAATTCTGTTATTACATCTTCGGCGGCGTAGCCATCGCTCTCAAATAATAAGTCCTCAGCCCATTCGATAATATTATCAACCTCCGCAGATTTCATCTGCAACTGCTCGACTGTTTCCAGTGCGCTAAAAGGATTGTTTTCTATTTTCTTCTGGGTCTCAAGAGGGTTCTTACTATCCCTGAGTTCTGCCTCAAGTACTGCTAATCGCTCCTCTGCTGCTTTGCGTTTTGCCGTCAAAGCACCAAATCTAGCAACAGCCTTACTGCCTAGCTTTTCGGATAACTCCTGTAATTCCTCCTCGGACATAGTGTCCAAGTCAATCTGTGAAAGAACATCCTCGGAATCTAAATCAAGTTCTGAGTTCTCTTCTTCGGTTTCCTCAATGGACTCCTCTGAGTTCTCTTCATTTGATTCATCGGCAATTGGTTCTGATTCTTCCTCAGCTTTTAGCTCAGGGTTCATCTCGCCCAATCGGCGATTTGCAAGATCCATTACGGATATATTAGTATTGTCCACTGGTTTTTGTTCTGCCCCAGAGTCTGCAGTCGTGTTTTCATCTGTCATAATTGCCACTCATTTACGCCGAGAGATTGCGATGTTTGGATTATAGCACAGGTGGTTACATCCTGTCCTTAAAAGTTGTTTGAAGTTTCTCCCAGTCGCACATTTGCAGCATCTGATCATATGTAAGTATACGACCTGATATTTGTTGCATCTTGTCCGATGGAGCCTCGTGTAACTCCGAAATCGTTTCCTCCCTTAGGGAGTGAATTAAGCCCATGAACCTAGCAAAGGATTCATAGTTCTGAAGGGATTTTATATCGTCCTGTATATTTAACATTACATTTGTTGAGTATCAACTTCGCCCATCTGTGCTGGGGCTGTTCCTAGTCTACCAATCTGAGCATTCTGAGCTTGTTGCATTTGGAATGTATATTGACCAACGTATTTCTGCAATCTTCCAGAAAACGCTTCGTCGGTAGCCGCACGTTGTGCAATGTCTGGCTGCTGTGTGTATTCCTGTATAACCTGCATGGCGATCTGCGCTCCTGATTGTCTAGCGGGCATCTCAATACCAGCAAAGATTTTAGCTAAGTCATCCGTGACTTGTTTGACAACTTCCTCCTGGGCGTTTTCAACTGGTTGTAGAATAGCATCAGCCATAACTGGGTCAATAGCACTGGCCGCAATATCTAAGAAATTATCCATGCTCATCCTATTGTTAGTATTGAACTGAGCTAGTTCGGCAAACTGCTTGAGCTTGTTTTGAACATTGTCTGGGTCAGTGTTAAGAACATCGAAGTTAATTAATATATCAAAGTTTTCGTCGGGGTCACCCTTGTTAAAAAGCTGTGAATCAGGAACACCAGTTACTTGGAAGAATACTTCATCTGGGCCGAATCGCTGGAAGCACTTGAATGCCATTCGTAGAACCTCGGCCGTATGGCTAAGGAACTTATCTACAAGGAACTGCTGGCGAATTGAACTCATCTGGGATTCCTCATCCAAGCCTACAAGTCGATCCGCAAGGTCCGTAAGATTCATTTCCATTTCTAGGGAACCTTGATTGTAAGAGGGGATTGGTGCAAAGTCCAGATCACCCTTTCGGCGATATGGAATCATACGACCTGGACCCCAGTCCGAAGGAGCCTGTCCTACTGGGTGAAGTATCGGGGGCAGGGTCGCTAGACTGTTTCGATCAATCCTTGAATCCTTTTCAACCTTTACCTGGTTCTGTATACCACGAAGAATATCGGGAATAGTCTGAGTATCATATAGGCGCTTCGTATCCTCAGCAAGTCTAGTTACAACGACTGGGTAGTCCTCGTATCCGTTGAGTAATTCAAACTTAGCATAACCAGGAGCAATTTCATTACCGCTGAATTCCTTATGGAAAACTGTGCAGTAAATTCCTTCGGATCCATCCTCCTCGTCGATTAGTCTTTGGTATCCATAAACTATTTCAATAAGCTCGTCCGCCTCGTATGCATTATCCGTAAGGCTTATGCTGCGTCTTCCCTCTTGTTCGCGTTCAACGCTGTCCATGTTTACACCCCTGTATTTGGATATAACATAATCAACGAAGTCCTCGTCCCATCCATCTGTAGATACTTTTGTCTGCAGCTCTTGTGCTGTGTAGTAAGTCTTCCAGAAACAGTACGGTGCCCGCTGTGGGTCAGTAACATATGGAGGAAAAAAGAAGTCGCCGTCGGGTGCTAGTGTTTTAACTTCGGGGGAATTTACTTGCCGTTTTACAATCGGTAGTTCAGTAACCCCTTCTTTTCTTAGCTGCTTTAGTGCCTTCTTGGCTCTTTTCTCTGTTACTCCATCAAATGTGTTCTGGAGTAGAAGGATTAACTCCTCGTCCGAATCCCCTGACTGTATGGCCATTGCGGCCTCTGGGCTTATTTCTGCAATCTGATTCAAATCAATCAGCTGTTTAAAAGTTCTGTCCTCCCTGTGCCATCCGATATATGTTATTAATATACCGCGCTCAAGAAGGTAGTTAGCTCCTAGCTCCATCTCCCTGTAGAAACGTGGGATGTATCCTGAGCTGACCATCCACTTTAAGAACCCTGAGACCAACTTACTTCGTTGTATGTCTCCGCTCTCTACGGGAAAGGCTCGGACACTGGCCCGACGGAGTGAGGACATGAACAATGCTACTAGTCGAGTAATGCGCTCATCTATGATGTGGCACTCAATGTCAGATGCTCCCTCCCAGGGAAATGCATCAGCTCCGTGCTTTCGGTGATCCCTGGACTTACCTGGCCAGAAGTTTCTTCGTTCGTCGTAAGACGTTCTGCATAAATCAAAATATGATTCAAGCTCAGTGACCGTTTGGTCGTATGCTAAATTTAGTGCCTTCACATCGGGTTCATCCGACAGGTAGGTTAAAGCCTCAGAAATATTGTTACTTATCATTAAGTCGTTCTTTTAGGGATTGTAATAGTCTCCACCATTGCGTTTTAGAGACGCCTATTTTATCATACAGGTCTTCGTGGGACATTGGAACCTTGGTCTCGTGTTTTACATAGCGCTTAAGTATCTCAAATGACGCCAGTCTGTCGGAGTTCTCCCTGCACCACCTTTGATCCAAAGTATTATCAGGTTTTCTTTTTTTTGACATACCGATAGCTTACGCCCTTAACATCCTCAATTCCCTCAAAGTTAATTATTTTACCGATGAACTTACCTTGTAACCTTCGGGGAATCATTACTGGAACCTTTTTTCCTATATCCTTGTTGTATACAAAATTATATCTAGGATTCGGGCATTCCGAAATTACTTTGCCAATATAGTTCTTAGGGATTATCTCATTTATAAATAGCCCCTCCTTTATTATGTCCTGGCCTTCCTCGGAGATCCAGGTGTTCTTGCCCTTGCCGCTAATGTAATCCTCAGGGATTTTGTCCAGCACAATTCCAATAGCCTCCTCGAAGGTTACTTCGTATTCATTTGATAGTGCAGTTAATTTTATCTTAGGCATTAGTACCCTCCTTTATTTTTCATGGTTGTCTCCATACTGTAGTCCGAAAAGTAGTCAGGACCCATTCCAGCATTGGACATTCTTAAATATCTCAATGCGTCAAAAAAGTCCTTGAGCGCTTCGTCTGATTTACCTGATGAGTTATAGCTAATAATTGATTCTATTAAATTTCCGCAATCCTTATGAACATAACACCTGGGTTGGTTCGCTTCGTCAATTTCGTAGTCAGGGTTATAAAAGAACCATTCGTCCAAAGCTGTAGCGCCTACGGCCTCGGTTTGACCATCTGAGGGGATAAAGCTCATCCCGTGGTCATAAAAACTTGTGAATAGGTCCACGTTGTTTTCGTTCTCCTTAGCAAAGAATCTGGAGTCCCCTACCCTTTCCATTACCTTTATACCCAGGTCATCCTCTATCTCGTGAAATAGCTCTACGTATTTCTCAACATCGTAGCCAACCTTCTTGGACGCTGGGCCGTATCTCCACTTCGGATCCCCAAATAGCGCCCACTCTCCGTAAGTGTCCCTGTCGGGCCATTCTTTTCTAATATATATATTCTCTGCCTCCGAAACACCCGCCCAGATACTAACATAGTTCCTGGCAAAGGCTGGGTCCACAACCTGATACCAGGTTAATGAATCAACAGGAGGAAAGGTCATCCCGTACTTATTGGGTTCATTCGTAAGAACATTCACCTCAGGGCTGAAGTTAGGGATCAGTGAAGTCATTGACTTCGTAGGTAAACCGTAGGCGCGGACCATTATTGTGTCCTCACTGGAGTTCTTTAGATCCTTGGCTATACGATCATAACCACCGAAGGGGTTTTCGTCCGAGTGCAGATAAACAATACCAGCATCACGTTCAGGGCTGTATTGCTTTACTGGGACCGCTTTATCCAGCAGTTCAGCGTTCTTAGTCTCAAGCGTCTCCGCCCCCTTTAAGTATTCAGCTACGAAGGGCGTGTAGCCATCAATAGGGGTAAAGCCTAGAATCATCTTGGAGTCCCTGGTAGCTAGGCGGAACCTGAGAGTATTAACAAGGGCCGCGTCCCCCAGGTA